CGTTGTAATCTAGCGTCTGGGCTAGTTACGTTAAAGTGGTTTTTTATTACTTCGATATATCTTGAACCGCCTCTGGCTTGTATTTCAAGAAATTTTTGTGTTGCGAATGCTAATCGAAGTTGGTTAATTGTTGCTGATGTAGCAGCTGATAAATCAGCATATATGTGAGGATATCCACTATTATCTGGATCTTCTTCAGCATAGAATCTTGAATCATTAGGATATGATGATTCTCCTATTGCTGATGAATTTGCGAAACTTGAAGTTCCGGCCTCGGAATTGTATACTGTTTGTGCGCCATCAGACCATACTTGATTGGCTTTACCAATTCCTAATACTGGTGCTGTCTGTCCTAATGGTATTGTTACGTCTGCGCCTTTCTGGGGCCAGGGTAATGCTGATGTAAAGTAATCGTGTTTTTTGCCTCTGTTTAACAGAGGGTATGCGGTTGCGTCTGCTCCGCTTGTTGTTAATATTGTTTTTGGGGCTTGTAAGTTTTCATCTCGGAACCAGTCGTTCCAGACGAGCGTATAAGCTCGGTGCCATAATGCACTGAATTCTAATCCTGCTATTTTAGTTGGTATTCCGAAATAGTCAGATAATGATTGTTCGGCTTCGCCTGAGCCTCCGGCTGTAATTGTTGGTGGTATTGGCGCTGCGACTGAAAAGTCGGGTGTGCCATCTAATCTTGTGGCACCAGCAGCTTTATATGTTTTTGTTTCTCCCATAAATTCTTCGAAATCGTCCCATACGAGTCGTACTGGGACTGCGAAGAAATGGGAATCCATGAATGCGTTGTCCATGGTTGGGTGTATTGGTGTTGCTAATCTGCTAAATGCAGTTAGGTTGCAAGAAAATGTATCTCCTGGTAATGCTTCGTCTACGTAGATCGGTACTAGTTCTCCGGCATTAAATGTGGTTTTTAGCCCATGACTCCTATCAAATGTACTTCGCTGAATATCGGCATGTGGTACTTCCGCGAATTGATGTTGTTGTGCGGAGCCGATTCTTGTGTTGTATTTGTGGGGGTTTTTCATGGGCATTTTAGTTTCCTATTTTTTGTTTTTTTTGAATTGTATCACATGTTCATGTGCTTTTGCAATACATGTGGGTTCTTCCGGTGTTAGTTCTCCGGTTGTTGTTTCAAATGTGCCTATTTTCCATAATGAATAATCCTCTGGATTTTTGGCAATTTGTGTTTCTTCATTCGCCATGTCTGCGAATTGTCTTAACGCTATTGCGTCGTTTTCCAAGCTGTAATCTTGGTGGTATGCTTCGAGTGCTGAATCGAAGATTGTGTATTTATTTAATATCATAGTTTTCCTCTTTTATATATGCTCATACGAGCTTTGTGTGTTTTCTCTGCTTGTTTCAGAGCTTCAGGCGTACGAAGATGCGCAGTTTGTTGCATATCTTCGATACGATTTTTTTTTATTTTCTCCATTATTCGTGGATATTTCTTTTTAAATAATTTGTCATAGTATTCTGTTGGTCGCATTTTTTTACCGTTTATGTGTAAATTGTCAGATGGATATAAATCTTTATAGTGTTTGGTGAACCAGTGTCCCGCTATGCCGGGACGCCGGCTCATTGTTGCGTACTCTTGTTGTTGTTGTCCAAGGTATTCACCTGTTTGTTTATCTACTATTTGATAGTGTTGATCCTTTTGTTTACCATTTATTTTTTTTTGTACATAGCCAGCTACATAGCTGGCTGTTGTAAAGTTTACGTCCCCTATTGATACAATGCCTTTTCCCCATATTTTCTCTAGAGTTTTTGAAGTTGTAAGGCCTTTTTCTCCCTGTACGGGTTCTCTGTCACTAAAGTTGCAGTTGTATAGTATTGCGTGATAGTGTGGACGTTTTGTGTTTTTTTCACCGTATTCTCCGCAGTGAAAAAACCTTATTGGATTGTGCTTTGTTGCTTTTTTGTGTTTTCGAAGACGTTTCATAAAGTCTTGAAAGTCTTTTTTTACTAATGTATTAGATATTATTTCGCCCTGGTCGTTTTTTATGTTGGGTACGTTCTCGTTGTCATATGTTAATGTTACAAATATATTGTTAAGCCATAAGCTTGATTCGTGAATGCAACGAATTGCCCATTGGTGTTGGTTATCTTGTCTGCAGCCAGTACACTGCTTGCATGATATTTGGAATGAGTGATTTACATCACTATATGGATTGTGAAATTGTATTCCACCGTCTAGTGATTTCCAAACGGTTCTTGGGTGAAAACATGGCATAGTTGTTCTCCTTTTGTTATAGTCTAATTCCGCCTCTCATAGGTCGGCTTCCTCTCATTGAATTTTTTCTATTTGTTCTCGCTGCTGTGCGTGAAAATAGTTTCTTTGATTTTCTATAGTTCATTTTTCTAGGTCTTCTCATTGTTTCTCTCTCCGTAGTTCGTGAGGTTGTTTTTACGACTAACCCCTTAAAAGGTGTCAGTCGTTACAGTTGTATCAAGTAGCAACTGTTTCTGCCGCGTCGGAATTATCCGACTTGCCTGCTGGGAGGGACGTTGTTTCCTCCCCAGCTTGTGCTTGTAAAGCTTGAGCTAAACGCTCGTTTTTAACAGCTAAACCCATATCTACCAATTCTGGTAGGTTGTCTGGATTTTCTGCAAAATGTAAGAATGTGTGCATTTCGTTATTGAAGCGATCCTTCACTTGTTCCGGTAGTTCTTCAAATAACGTTTTTGCTATCGCTAGTTGATTTTGCATTTGTGTAAAGTCGACGTTTGATACGTCTCCGTATTGTGGGTTTGCGTTAGTTTGTGGCATAATTCCTGTTTCCATGAATTGTGCCAGGATCTTGTTAATATCACATGTGTCTGTGTGATGTTGTTCTGTTATGCCATCAGTAAATGATTGGCTGTAATTTTCGTTGCCTAAATTGTAGGCTGAACGAAATGTATTTTTTGGTATGCCTGTGGCTTTTCTTTTAGTCGTCATAGTTATTTCCTTATTTTCCATTCGTGTGTGTTTGGATTAATCCAAACGTTTGTCATTTTTCCCTCAATGGGTAGTCTATCTGGGAACCATTGAGATTCAAAAATGTCTTGTTCAATAAACTTTGTGTTTTTATTTGAACGTGTATATGTAACATGTTTACTTTCCTTATGAGGATTTACTTT